CAGCCCTGGGCGATGGCCACGCGGGCGCTCATGGTGTACGTACGGCCCGGGATCATGCCGGACACCTGGAAGGACAGGCCGCTGTCCTGTGTGGCCGTGGTGGGCACGGTGACCTTGAGAGCCTGGGTGCCCCGCCAGGAGAAGGAGTCCAGCGCATGGGTGGCCTGGCCGGTCGGACCGTAGCCAGTCAGCCCGCTCTCGAAGTTGGGGTTGGTCGCGTAGTTCAGCCGGGACGGCTTGATGATGGCCTGGATCTCGCGGGCGTTCTGGTATGCGCTGGGGCCGGTTGAGCCCACCGGCAGCGCCTCGAACTGGACCGCATCCAAAATCTGGTGTTTGTTCACCGACATGCTCGCGAACTTGAACCCGACAGAGGCGTACGCGGCCCGCTTCCAGGCGTAGCCGCCACCGGATACCGGGTAGTCCACCGGGCCGGTGAACGCGGCGTAGGCGCGGCTGTAGGAGCCAGCGGGAGCCGACTGAAGCGCACCGGAGTTGATACCGGTCCACGCCATGGCCGGGTCGACGCCCGCGTACGGGTAGTGGGCGAAGTCCTTGAACGCTGCGGCGGGCGCCTTGATTCCGGCCGAGAGGTGACCCTGGAAGGAGATCTGCCCGGCCTCGGGAGCCAGCGGCTGCGGGCGCGGGATCTTGATGGCCAGCGTGCCGTCGAGGGTGACCTGGCCGCCGAGCGTGGGACCGAACACCCTGAACCGGCGGCCGACGATGCTGCCGGAAAAGGAGACGACCGGGGCGAAGTCGTCGTCGTTGACGAAGGTGAGGTTGTGCGTGGTCATCAGGTCACCACCATTCCGACCTTGGTGGCCGTGCTGAACGTCGAGTTAGTAAGGGTGAGCACCTGGGTTCCGTTCCTCTGCACGGTGATGTTGCTCCCGGAGAAGGCGACCGTGATGCGGTCCCCGTCCAGGAAGGTCTGGGAGTAGGCGTAGGTGGCGACCCAGGATCCGGCCTCGATGCGGTGGAGTCCTGTGCGGCCCGCTCGCCAGTAGTTGGAGGCGTCCTGGAGCCGGAACACCACTCCCTGCCGCAGGGCGTTAGACGGGCTGGTGAGGAACGTTGCTGCCACTGTCCCGTCGGCGTGGCCGGGAACGGTGGCGATGGACGCCGTGGCGCCTACCGGGTAGGCCGATCCTCCCGCGTAGCCGCCGGAGGTCCACTGGCCCAACGTCTCGGTCCAGGAGGCGCCGCCCAGGTCCGTGGTGCGGGTGGTCCAGTCGACCCAGCCCTGGCTGAAGGAATCGAGCACGGTGTAGGCCGGGACGGCGTCGGAGTACAGGGAGGTGATCAGGGCGCCGTGGGAGTCGTAGTACTCGACGAAGGGGTACACCGACCTCTGCTCGCCGGAGTACGCCTGCGCGTAGCCGGACAGGCACATCTGCACGCGGTCGTCGTAACCCAGCGGTGTCCATTGCGCGTTGGCCGTCGGGGTGTCCGGTGGCGCGACGTTCAGGGACGCGGTGAGCGCCTGGTAGATGCGGCCGTGAAAGATGACCATGTCACCGGGCTGGTAGTCGACGCTGTTGTCCCACACCTGCCAGGTGTAGGGCACGGGGACGCCGAACAGGACCGGCTGCTGCGGGTCCATCGTCGCCTGGCCGGACAGTCGTCCGACGGAACGCACACCCATCGTGGCGACTGAGCCTCCGGAGTTGGTGTTGCGCACCCACAGCGCGTTCCCTGCTTTGTCGTTGGGGTCGGTCGGGTTCTGCACGCCGATGCCCACCAGGACGCCGTTGGTGCCCGGGGAGACACCGGCGGTGAAGGAGATCTCTTCCCAGCCCGCCACGTGTCCGTTGGCGTCGACCAGGGTGGCGTCGGTGCCGTACGAGACGACGGTCCAGTACGCGTTGGAGGCGTTGGTGCCGGTGGGTGCCTGGGCCTGTCCGTACGCGCCGGAGGAGCCCGCCTGGTACAGGTACGAGCCGAACTCCACCTTCTCCCCGGAGGCGTAGTTCACGCCCGAGTCCCACTGCGGGAACGTCGGGTGGTCGAAGTCGGCCTGGTCGTCGGAGAGCATCAGGTTGTCGCCGATGCTCAGGTCGGCGTCGTAGCCGGTGGTCTCGGAGATGATCGAGCGGATCTGCTCCAGGGTGCCCTTCTGGCGGCCGAGAGTGGCCGCGTCCCGCACGCGCTGGCGGAAGAGGTAGGCCGGGGCGCTGGCCTCGTACTGGATCCCGAACTGGTTGGCCAACTGGGCGATGTTGTCGAAGCGCGTGCGCATCGCGTCGTTGGTGTACCGGTTGGAGTCGTAGTAGCTCTTCACGATGTCGAACCCGAACCCGAAGACCGACAGGAACGGGGTCAGGTAGGGGTTGAGCGTGTTGGAGTCGTCGGTGACGTTGTTGCCCGGCTGGACGTCGACCTTGTAGTGGTCGGGGATCAGGTCGTACAGCAGCTCGGTGTAGCCGTTGTTCTTCGGCATCAGGCACGAGATGGTTCCCGCCCGGGACCACTGGCCGGACGCGGAGATGAAGATCGTGTAGTACAGCCAGTGCCCGCCGACCACGCCCTTGTCGGAGAACGAGGTCGCGGCGTGGGTCTGGTCGAGCAGGATCTCGCCGTCGTTCTCGTTGACCGCCCAGCCGTACCGGTTGCGGATCAGCCGCAGGGAGTCCCACGTACCCGCCGGGGCCTTCCAGTCCAGCAGCACGGTGGAGTAGTCCACGGGCGTGGCTGTGAACGGGCTGACGTCGAAGTCGGGATGGATGTCCGTCCCGTATTTCGACAGCCCGTACAGGGAAACGCCGTACGTTCCCACCTCACGCCTCCCGGATCATGACCGCGCTCAGGTGCAGGTTCTGGAGTTGCAGGGTCTTGGTGGACAGCGGGTGGTAGAGGGTGAGGTCGATGGCCTTGCCTGCGGTGACCCATCCCTGCCAGCCGATGTGCATGTGGGAGTTTCCGTCGGTGATCGGTGGGAGGTCCTGGGACATCACCTGACCGCCGCCGACTGCGATGTTGATCTGCCGGTCGGCGCCCGTGGCGTTCGAGCCGGTGGCGTTGGCCCACATGACTCGGCCGAAGACGATCCACCAGCCGGTGCGGTTGGCGGTGATCGAGTGCCCGTTGAACAGTCCCTCGGGGTCCTGGGCCGCCGACGGCCGGGAGAAGGAGATCGTCTTGGTCGCGCCTCCCTTGACGGTGTCGGACGTCTTGGACACGTAGCACGCGGGTATGCCGTGGCCGCGCTGGATGGCGTCGAGCCGGGCCGCGACGGAGGCGTAGGTGTTGGTCTTCATCTTCAGGCCGGTGTCCTGGTGCGGCAGGATGCCCAGGGTCTGCTGAAGGGCCAGCACCTCGTCCTGGAGGTTGTTGACGTGGGATGCGTCGATGTCCTCCACCAGGTTCTTGTGCACGGTGAAGGACTTGTACTGCTTCGGGTAGACGGCGGCCATCAGCCGATACCTCCGGTCATGGTGATGTTGGCGATGTTGCCGACCGTGGGGATTTCCCAGGCGCGCATGACGATGTCGGCGGTCCCGGTCTGGGCCGCGTCGGCGCGGGCAATCAGGGGGATGTCGACGTAGCGGACTCCCTCCACGTCCAGGATCGTTTTGTAGAAGTCGGAGAGGGTCAGGCGCATGCCGAAGTCGACGTTCGCGAAGGAGAGCATCGTCTTCAGCGCCTGCTGCACGTCGTAGAGGACGGAGGCCCGGGAGTAGCGGGGCCAGCACTCGACGGTGATCGGGTTCGAGGAGTTGCCCACGTTCACCTTGACCGTGGTCGGGCCGGACACCGTGACCGTGGTGCCTGCCAGGGCCTTGGCCTGGAGGCTGGTCTGCACGTTCTGGAGGGTGGTCGTGCTCGGGGTTCCTCCGGCGGAGCCGATGACGAACACCGAGATCGAGGTGTAGGTCGACGCGATGGCGTTGGCCCGGACGATGCCGGGGATGGTCAGCGCGAGGTCGGAGAAGTCGGCCAGGGTGACGCAGCGGTCCTGGGTGCGGAAGATGCGCGGGGCGTTGGCGCGGATCTGGTCGTTGGTCTCCGGGTCAGCCCCGCCGGTCATGACGGAGGAGATCGCATTGCCGCTGGAGTCCTGCGAGAAGGTGACACCAGGCAGGGTGGAGTCCGCGATGGCGTTGACCACACCCGCGTTTACGTTGCCGACCGTCCCGCCGCCCACGCGGTAGGTGGCGTAGATGGTCAGGTTGGTGGTCGGGATGGCGCCGTTGATGTTGTCGCCGAAGCGGATCCACGTGGCGCCCGCCTCGTCCAGGTAGGTGCTGAAGACGCGGTCGCTCGGGTCGGCGTCCACGATGTAGTCGATGTACGTCCACTCGGTGAGGGTGTCGACGTCGTCCACGTACACGCGGACCGTGCCGCCGATGACAGGCACGTCGGGCAGCCGGAACTCCTGCACCGGCAGGCCCGAGCTGGTGCCGACGTTGACCTGGGTGCGGGTGACACCCTGGGTGACGGAGACGGTCGCGGTGCCACCGTTCTTGGGCACGGTGACGTCCGTGTCGGTCTCGTACGTGATCGGCGAGTCGATGGTGTCGATGTAGTCGGTGACGACCTGGGTGCCCGCAGGCACGGTGACGGCCGGGCCCGGGTTGGACGTCTGGAAGGTGACGGTTCCGGTAGCCGGTACGCCGTTGGACGGCTGGTAGCCGAGCAGGTCGGAGATCTGGAGCAGGGACAGCCGCTGCGTCGCGGTGGGCAGGAAGGACTCCTGCTGGAGCCGGTCGCCGTAGTAGGAGAGGCTGTCCCCGAGGTAGGAGAACAGCTCGACCAGGAGCACGCCGAAGTCGCCCTCGGAGGAGGGCACCCACTGAGGGAAGGCGCGCGAGGCGAAGTCGAGCAGGGACGACTTGAAGCCCTCGTAGTCGCGTGAGGTGTAGTCGATCGCGGGAACGTCAGCCACTGATGACCTCGCTTACGGTGCCGCCGACCCGGACGACTGCTGTGTTGGACTGGAGAGCCAGGCTGGAAGGGGACGCCCCGTCCTCGCGGCGGATGTAGTCGACCTCGATACGAGCGAGGGACATCTGCGTGGAGTCCGGGATAGGGGTCGCCTTCTGGAGGACCACACCGGGCTCGTACGTATTGAAAGCCGTGGTTACGGCACGGCTGATCTCCTGCGCGACAAAGGACGCGTCAGGGTCGAACAGCAGATCAGCCACGGGAACCCCGTAATCCGGGAGCATGACCCGCTCCCCCGGCTGCGTGCCGATGAGCGCATTCACATGCTGGGCGATCTGCCTGTCCGGATTCGTCTCGACGGCGATAGTGCCGTCGGACGCTAGGCGAAACGGAAATGCAATCTCGGTAGGCATGCTTGCATTCTCCCAGGAATGCCTACCGAGATTGCACTTACGGTTCTACGTCAGATTCCGGGGAACGCGACCTGGGAATCCGCGAGGACCTGGTTGTTCTGCGCCTGGATGTCGGCGTCGACCGCCTGCCGTGCGACGTTGTAGTCCTCGGC